AACGCTTCTGACTCGTCGGCGACCTGCGGAAACCCCGCCATGCGTGCTGCTGGACCAAATACCGACTGGACGAAATCCTGCGCAAGCGACGTCGATTCCTTCTCTACGAATCCTCCTGCCCCTTTTCCCTCGACAGATTTTGCGCGTACCTGCCCCTTCTTAAATGCTTCTTGACGCCCCTCCTGCTCTTTGCGGGCCTGTGCCGCTGCTTCTTCTGGCGACTTCCCTTCGGCAATCAGGTCTTCTGTTCGGGACTCTGCAAGGGCACGCTGAGTGATACGACTTGAAAGAATGCGGTTTTCAAAATCAATCCGCTCTGGAATCTTCGCAATCGCCTCATCAATAGGCGTTTCAACACCATCGATATTCACAGTCTTTGGGCGCTGTGTTCGAGGGTGAGACTTCTGTCCGGAGTATTGTTTTTTCTGACGCTTGTCTCTCAGTTCAGCCTGAAGGCGAGCCTCTTCAAGCAACGCATCGCGGCGTTTATTGATTTCCTTTTGCTGGAGTTCTTTGGCTTGTCTCTCACGAGCAATATCTTCTGCCGTGGGAACTGGGCTAGAAGTGAGTGGTGCATACCCGTAGCCGTCAGCCATGTCAATTTCCTACTTTGAATCCTAATCGCTTCAAATTATCCAACGCTTCAGGATAGTCCTCATCGCTTGTGTCGCCCGTCATCATGGCATTGATGACAATCTTGGCCGACATCCGGATATTTTGATCAATCCTGTCGTTGGACTTGTGCTTCTCGTAGATCGACTGAAGATCTTTGCCGCCAGGAATACTACGCAACTTCGCTGTAATATGCGACGGCAGCGGGCCTTTGTGCGACATCGCTGGCGGTTGTGGTCCAGTTGTTGGCTGGAATGGTGTCGGCTGTTGCTGAACCGGCGCAGGCAGTTGTTCAGAGTAATCCCTCTTCGGAACCTGACGCCCCGGATCTGAACGCCTGAATGGATTATCGTTGTCAGGCTTGGATTGTTCAGGAAACAAAGGCGGGAGGTTGTAATTCCTTCGGTACGCTTCTTCCTGCCGTTCGAATTCCTTCTTTGCAGCATCCATCTTTGCGGCTTCGTCCGAATAGTATGGCGTTCCGTCGAGGTTCTCCCGCAGATCGTGCTTTTCGTAAACGCTCTGCCATTTGTCGAGGCGTTCGAATTCAGCCTTCTGCTGACGCTCAATCTTCTTCTCGGCAAGTTGCCGCTCTTTCTCCTGCATCTGCATTTGCTGTTGTTCGACCTGGCCACCATCGCCAGTTCCCAATGGCTCAAACGTAGGAAACCCTCGCGAGTCACGGCCCTGCATAAACCATGTGCCGGTCGGCTCATGGAACATTACCGATTGATTCAGTCCTTCTTGTGGGTTCTGAACGCGTTCATCGGGAATAAACTCAGACAATCGTTTCTGATGCTGCAGCATGGCCTGCTGCTTCAAGGCCGGGTCGAGATCCCCATTCAGTACGTTCTTCCGAAACGCTTTGTCGAGATCCTTCATCTCCTTCTTCTGCTGCTCACTGAAGTCCATGCCCATATTGCGGGCCTGCTGGACCTGTTCATTCCATCTGGCCGCAACATCAGCCGTCTCACGCTGGGCCTGATTCTCCTGTTGGTACTGCTGCTGACGTGCGTCACGATTGACGTCAAACATATTCAGGCGATTGTCACGCTGAGACTGGAACTCATTCTGCATCTGGTCGCGTTCGGTATCCATTCCGAATTGCGTGTAGTCACGCTCCAGTGTGTTTCGCTGCTGCTGATCTGCCCGGCGAGTATCCAGGCCAAATTGCGTGTAGTCACGCTCCAGTGTATTACCATGCTGCATCTGGTCCCGCTGCATGGTGTTGCCGTGCTGCAATTGGTCCCGATAGACCTGCTGGCCGAATTGCTGATCATTCTCCTGAGTCTTGTACCCGAACTGCTGCTTGTCGCGGATACGCTGGTCACGGGCCTGCTGGCTGTCACGCTGCATGAGTGCCGAATTCTGAAGCTCATCGCGTCTTCGAACGGCCTTCTGCTGATCCTTATTCAGCTTCTGGGCACGCACAAAGTCATCCGCCGCATCATTGGCCGCGTAATAGGCACGTTGCCCCGTGTTTGCCTGTTCGTACAACTGCTGCTGCTTATCGCGTCGGGCCTGCTGTGCTGCTTCCTGTGCAGATAGTGCAGATCGGTTTCCAGCCTCATTCTCCGCGGCCCGGCGTTTCTCCCGTCGCTCAATGCTGGCCTGAAGAGAAGCCATGTAGCGATCGCGCGACGAAGCCGCCTTCAGCGACTTCTGTCGCTTGACAGATTCACGGTCTATTCGCCCAGACGGGTTGTTTGAAATCATTTGCCAATTTCCTTTGCCGAATTACCAACTGCCATTTCCATATGAACCGATGTGGTAACGCGCAGGACGTGGATTATTCATCGCAGCCTGCTGGTTAGCGTTGTTCATCTGGAACTGCTGCGAATACAAATTGGCCACGTTGTTGAAATCATTCATGTTCTCCTGAATACCTCCGATGTAACCGAGTCGCTGGCCAGTTAGCTGGTTCTCATTCGACATATTCTGATTCCATTGTGACCCTAGCGCCTGCGCTCGGTTCTGCAATGTCCCCTGATAGGCGTTGCTCAGACTGGAATCCGTCGAGATTCGATTCTGAAGCAATTGATCTTCCAAGGCTAATTTCTGCCGGTTGTTGTCGAACGTGGCACCACGCTCAAGCGAATTCAAGATTGTCGTGTTTCCAAGCCCACGCTGGATGGCCGACTGATTCGCAGCTGCGATCGCCTGTCGTGACTTGATATCCAAGTCACTTCGCATTGAATTGCCGTACTGGTCAATTCGGTCCATATTCCTCGCTCGAGTCGCTGCAGCATCTGCGGCAATCGCATCATAATTTCCTTGCAGCATCTGGTATCCCTGATCGCCCATCAATCGATTGTTGGCGATCTGCTGATCATAACCGCCAATGACGGCCCCCTGGCGATCGGACGCTCGCTGAGAAAGCATCTGACGTTCTTTGTCAGCCGCCTGTGCTAATGTCGCATAATCCGATACTCCGGTGACTCCGGTTTTTCGGGAATAGCCGGGAGCAGTAATTGCCGACATTTGTGGCGTCGGAGTGTAGCTAGGTGCGACAAGCCGAATCGTTGATAATTGAACCATGTGTTTCTCCCCGTAAGCGTTTTGTGTCACTAAAATCCCATAATCACCACGCGGAATGTCACAGTCGTAGAGCCTCCACCATCACACATGACACGGATCTCCGCAACATCGTTGCTGTTTCTGCAACTACCACTCCATGCGTTAATTCTTCCCGACCAAAAGTCATCAGCCACAAGTGTAACCACCACGGCGTCTTGAACGACAGCTCCTGGGCATGAGACCGAAAATTCGTGTGGCCCCATCGTTATGGGAACTGTTACTGTGTGGAGGAAAGACAGCAATCGCCCCATGGTCGTCCCACCACTGACGCGAACACTGCCTGCTGATACCAATCCGCTAACTGTGGCACTGGTAGCATTGAAAAAGCTGATAGTTCCTGTCGTTGAACTCAACGCAAGGATTGTTCCAGTGGCAGAATTAACCGAACCTGCGGTTACACTGCTTGCAATAATCGCTCCGCTTACGACAGCACTTCCAGCCGTCAATGCTCCACTTACGTTGAGGCTGCTCGGATTGAACGTACCAGCCGTTAGTGTGCCGCTTATTACTGCACTTCCGGCCGTCAACGCTCCCGTAACAGTCGCGCTGCCGAGACTAGCGGAACCACTAAACGTAGCATCGACTCCACTAACGTTTCCAGAACTTTCAACAGCACCTGCTTCGAGCGTGCCGACGGTAGCTGTCGTGTTGACAATTAAGCTGTTGCAAGTCAAAGCATCAAAAGCGTCTAAAACCACTGCTAGGCCATTTGTGTCAACAGTGATCCCTCCGTTCGGAGCTAACTTCACGGCAAGTCCATTGCTGTCCTCAACCAGTCCTTCGCCAGGGGCAAGACGCAAGACCAGTCGACCGGAGTTGTCGATCGTTAATCCTTTGTCTGTAACCAGCAGCGCAGGGTTTGAAAGTGCTCCCAATGCTTTGCGTGTCAGAATCGTTGCTTTTGGATCATTGATGATTCTTCCCAGTCCGACGGAAAGTGTCATTGTCGGCTCCTCATTACTCGTTTCGCAGTATCACTCACCATTTCGATTCCTGCCGTGATAGTTTCCAATGCCCACGGGCCTACCGCTGAAAGCCGAATGTATCCTCGCTCAATGAACACGCGCGGCCATTGCGGTGAGTTCCTTCCGCCTTTGAATTTTCCAATCGTTCGTGGTGATGCCTCCAGGGCTTTTTCCTCAGTAGAAGAAGTGCAGACGGCCCATTTAACTTCCGCTGAGCCTTCGGTCAAAGTGGCTGCAATCTCTACCAGCATGGTGTCACTAAACGGACCAAGATAAACGAAACTCTCAATCGGATTCCCGTCGTCAGAAGTGGCGTCAACGTCCACCATGCGAATGTAGCCGTCCTGGCCGTATTCCAACAGTCTTCGTTCATTCGCAGCGTCACCCGACATCAGATGCACCGACATCGGGTTGTGAGAATTGTTCGCATACCTGAATGGCCACCACGCTTCATTTCGGACGTCCCAGACGTAATGCCTGGTTGCAGATCCGTTGATCGGCGTAATGTAGACACGCGCCGCCATCGCCCTGTCATCCCAAAGCATCGTCACAATGTTTTCGTCGAGGTTCAGGTCTGCCAATCGTTCGTCGATCGTCATTGCCGTCAGTCGCGACGGGATCCCGTTTTCCGGATCCAGTTTGTAAACGCCTCCACGCGAACCAAAGAAATAGATGATCCCCTCTGGCGACTGACACCACGCTTTGCCATAGGCGATTCCTGTGACATCAGTGACGTTGACGTTCAAACCGCCTTCAGCAGGATTCCCGAGCAGTCTGCGGATCGAACGCGAACCGCCAATCAACAAAACATCGTCCGTATGAGGAATCAAGGCCGTGACGATATCCGCATTCTTTCCATACCCACTGGTGATGTTTCCGGCGACAGCTTGCTGAACCGTTTGCACTGCTGGTGAATAGTCCCAATCAAACGCATCGCCAACCGCTGACATAAAGATGTTGTTTGGATCTGACTCGAGTCCGCTCATCACGATTCGACCACCCCAGACGGCAATCAATGAACATCGCGATCCACTGATTCGCGTGCATTTTCCTCCGCTGGTGTAGGCTCCGTTGCCAACCGAACCGACCAATTCAAACGTGTCGGTCGTTTTGTTTGCAATGGCCCATGTTCCATTGGCTGCTGTATTACCAGCGACTTCCGAGATCGTGACTTGATCACCATTCACCAGACCATGCTGGGAGACTGTGACAACGATCGGCGTCGCATTCGTCGCCCCTGTGACAATCTGGTATCCAGAATCCTGAGATGGAATTGTTCCGGCCGTCGTCGCAGTCCATGTCACCATTGCATTTTCTGAGACGTCGTAATACTTGTAGTTCGCACCGTCACAAAAATAGATGTTCCTGAAAAACGGTTCGGCAAAGATCACCTTTCGCGATGATGAAAACGCGTTCGTCCCGAAGCCAACGACTTCAACGCTCGTCGGTTCAATGACAGCGACAGTACCATTAGCGACCCCAAGAAGTGTGGTTGTTCTCGCTCCAGTTACGATGGGAGTGTTTGGTCCCAATGCGCGTGCCACGCCAGCTGTGTCAACTCTCGATTCGCTTGCTGGCGTGCTATTCGGACCAGTGTCTCTGGTTCTCTTTTCAATCACCCCGACGACATACACAAGACACTGGCCTGCGGTTTCTCCAGCAATCCTTGCCGTGCTGTATTTTCGCGTCCCTGCCCTCCCCGCTCCAGCATTGCGGCCAGTTGCAGGATCGAACGCGACTACGTTCTCGCAACTGCCAGTGGAGTATGCGTTTTGGCCACCCCTTTGACGCGTGAACGCACTGGACTCGTCGAGCCCCTTCAACGGGAATTTGATTTCGAGGTTTTTTGCCATGTTATGGTACAATGAAGGTCATGCAAATGATCAGGAAATCTGCCGTTCCACCAGCAGTTGGGACCACAGCTGTGATCGTCTGCTTATCCTCAATTGCCACATTTGCCGCTAACCGCAATCACCAGTCTTTCGGTTGGTACTCGAGACATGGTAAAGACTGTGGAGATGATGTTTCCCGCGGTCACGTACAACACTTTGGGAGCAGCCGTCGCGTTGAACAAAGGCTGTACACATCGGTGGCGAGGTGCGACTGGATATTTGGTGGCCTATTCGTGTTCTCACATGAACACGTCCGCAACGACGGTCGTAAATTTGAAAATGAATGCTGGAACTAACGTTTCGACGGCTGGAGTTATTCCGGCAGCAGGGACGTCAACTACACATGGGGCGTTTGTCGATTCTGCACTCGGGGATTTGATTGCGGCAAACGTTGCGATTGCCGACAAGCAAACCATAACGGCCGTAGTTCCGACGGCTGGTGGAACGGCGGATTTCCTTATCATCTGCATGATCTTTATTGTGCCATAATCATGAGAAAACCAGTAGAGATCCAATTCCCGCTAAAGGGGCTCGATGAAGCGAGTTCGTTCACACGGCAGCGCGGTGGACAGAATTCGTACTCAACGGCAAATTGCCTGAATGTGGTCGCCTTCGATCCGGCAACTGGCCGCAACCGAGGAGCAGCACGGGCCGGGACAAGGAAATATTGCCCAGATCGAATTAACGGAAGTGCAGCTGGACAGTGTATTGCTCACGTCACTGGGGCTCCAGAAATCGATAGTCGTGTGACAGGGCCTAGCAGTAGCCCAGCGAGTGAACTACGTCTGACGGCTTCTGGTGTGGCTCGAGACTTGGGACCAGCCACTCCTGCCCCTGTTGGATCGCGGTCAACAACAATTATTGCGGTTGCTGGCGGGAATGCGTCAGTTATCTCAACGTCTGGGGTGACATCGGTCACATCGGGAACCGCGGCGTTTTCAGCGACTCAGAAAGTCATCTTTGCTGAACCGTTCTTCCAGGACATTTATTTTTGTGATGGAGCCAGTTACAAGTATTTCGACGTGTCAGCGAATTTGATGGCGAATTGGGACGCAACGGCCGGGACGATGCCGTCTCAGGATTTCGAGGTGAAATCGATCACGGGGGCAACGAATGCCTCTCCGATCGTCGTCACCATCACGGCACACGGTTACGCCACTGGAGATCAGGCCACGATTATCGGTGTTCTGGGGAATACTGCCGCCAATGGAACGTGGACAATTACCGTTCTGACTGCGAATACGTTCTCTCTTACCGGAGCGGTCGGGAACGGGGCGTATACCAGCGGTGGAACATGCACGATCCGCAGAATCGGTTCACGATGTTCGCTGATTGCGGTCTGGGGTGGTCGAATCGTTTTGAGCGGACTGGGAACGGATCCACAAAACATCTTTATGTCGGCAGTCGGAAATCCGTTCGACTGGGACTATTCCCCGGAGGTGCAGACTGTCCAGCAGGCTGTGGCCGGAAACATCACGTCAGGTTACGGAAAGAATGGCGACATTGTTACGGCACTGATTCCCTACACTGATGACAAGCTGATTATTGGAGGATCGCATTCGATCAGGATGTTCATCGGAAATCCGGCAGAAGGCGGGATTAATGCCAGCGTGACTGATATCACGGGAATCGCTTACGGCGCAGCCTGGTGTCAGTCTCCAGAGGGCGTTATTTACTTCTTTGGGTCACGCGGTGGTGTCTACAAGATGGATCCCGGCGGCGGTGTTCCAAACCGATTGACAGCGACGACGATCGATGAGCGGTTGGCCGATATCAATTTGGATACCAGTGTCGTTACGCTCGTCTGGGATGACAGGGCGATTGCCGTAAGAATCTACATCACTCCGAATGATGGCAGCGCAACAACGCACTACGTTTGGGACGTTCGCAATGAAGCATGGTGGCCGTTTGCCTATGCGAACAACAGCCATAATCCGTTTGCCATTCATCTTCTTTCTGGCGGCACAGCAGCAGAACGACGAGTGATGGAATTCGGGCAGGACGGCTATGTCCGAGTGGTCGACGTCGATTCAAAGTCGGATGACGGGAATGCAATTTCCAGTTTTGTGTACCTCGGCCCGTTTAACGATTCCATGATCGTTGACATCGAAGCAACACTGAGCGAGGTATCTGGTCCTGTCACTATGTCTGTCTGTAGTGCGGCCAGTGAAGAACGTGCATTGGAGGCCAATCCGAGAGCATTGGGTAAATTGAAAAGCGGCCGAAACGCTACCCAGT